AAGATACCAACCACCACAAATGGTGGGAGTTGATACTCCCTTGCTGTAATCTCAACAAATTTAATAATTTCAGCCTGAGCTGTCGCTATTTTGCTTTCCACTTGTGTAACCTCCTTTTACTTTTTTTATCTAAGGGTTAATTAGAAATCCATTTTTAAATTGTAATCTAATTGAACCCCCATCAGCTGTTGCTAAATCTAGCGTGTCAGTAACAGCATGTTTAACACCTATCATATACGGATCTAAATTAACTCGTTCAATCTCATTCCAACCCATATCTATATCACAGGCAGCATTTAAGGTATCACTTCCATGACCGTCAAACGCTTTTTTCGTATAAAACCATTTGAGAGTATAAGTATCATCATTAACCCCTTCACGGGCTGCCCACGCCATATAACTACCCTCGTAGTCTAAATCAAATACTATACCTTTAACCCTTGCATCTTTCTGATATTGGTTAGTTCCTATATGTCCTAAATAGTACCCATCACGCCAAAATTGATAAGTACCCTCATCAATCCTTGCTGTCTTCATTCTAGCCCCATTGTAGAAATTCAACCCAGCATTTTCAAATTGTATGTAATTTGAAATGTTATTCCAAGCAAGTCTTAATGAATTAGCATTTTGCGTTAATTTAGTGCCAAAGTTACCATTGGTAACCGCTGTCTCAACTTTGTTTTTCAAAAGTTTGATTTCACTAGACACTTGCTCTTTAGTCATATATTTATTAGCTAAAGTCTCAGAAACTTTTAACTGTATTTCATCTTTTGACTGATTAATTAATGAGGTTAAATCTAACGTTTCGTTGTTACTTCCATAAGTTAACCCAATGTTGATTTCATATACCTTAATTTTCGTAATATCAAATCTTGTAACATTTTCAGTAAACTCAAGGTTTATCACATCACAACCACTAACGTTCGTTCCATCAGTTCTGTAATATAGAACATTTTCATTAGTCTTCAATGTAGTGTACACACCATCTGGTATATTACCCCCAGTAGATGCTTGAATCACATAATCCTCAACAGGTAAGGCAATTGCACCTTTAATATCTCGAGTTGTATCAAATACCACCTTATAATATTGCCCAACACTTGCCTTTTTAGTCGTTTTTAAAGTTAATATCTTACCACTACCACCAGCGATTACATCGAATACTTCTTTATCAATGCTTTCTCTAAAATCACCTTCCCAAACTTCTACATTTTTAAGTTTTACGGCGCCATTACCAAGTCTGTCAATGTTAACTTTCCCATCGTTTACATCAGATGTAAATACAAAAAAGTTAGTTCCATAACTTAAGGCTTGTTCAGGCTTACCAACCCCAGAGTACATCCTTGCTCGTTGATTTGCATCAAAACCTCTAATATCAGCAATAAACGTATAAACCTTACCTTTTTCAAAATTCCCATTATCTGAATTAAATTTCAAATCCATACCTGTAGCTGACTTATCTTTCAGTAAGTTTTTACGTCTTACCGCTAATCGATATTGTTTTTCAACTTTCTCTCCAACTTCTGATTTGAATTTTTCCAAAGTATGTTCGAAAGTGCTGTATTTTTTAACAACTTCTTTTATCAATTCAGTATCTGGTAAGTTATCTAATCTAGCAAAACAGTTTGTTTTTAACCCCTTGTACGATACATCAAATTTAGCAGTAATTGGCGACCCATCTGTTTTAGTTCCATCTGAAAATAACGTGTACGAAATTTCGCCACTGCTATTGTAAGCAAAACTATAAGAACTACTAAAGTAATTACCACTAGCCAATTTACCACTTACTATATACCCATCAGATATTCGTACACCATCGTAGAATACATCTACAATGACTTTCATATCCTTTATAATAGACCCTTCGTAAGTACCCTCAATCCTAGCATTTGCAACTAATGAATGAGCTTTTAATTCATTCACATGGGGCATCCATTCACTAGGTACTGTATCTCCTAGAGCCATATAAGGTTCAGCAACCTTGAAATGACCGTTCTTTGTTGTGAATATGTAGAATAAGTTATCACCTGCAGATGTGAAATCATTTTGAACTGTATGTGTAAACTCCTTAACTACCCATTGATTTCTTGGTGTTCCATTATCTAGGTTAAACCCAGCCATTTGTCTATTACCAATGTGAGATTTTAAAGCTAGATGCATACCAGCATCTACTGTTACATCATCATAAATATAAATTGGTAGTCGAATTACTATCTTATCGCCTTTTTTAAACTCTCTTTTAGAGCTGTTAAAGGAAATACCTTTCCAAGCGTTACCTCGTAACCCATTATTATTTATCTCAAGTGAATTTCGACCGTTATAATCATTTTGAACGATTTTAGGAGCTGCACCATTCAACGTGTAAGCACTCGAATCAGGTATTTCAGTTTTCAATAACAAGTTGAAATTCGGAGCTGATTTACCATCTCGACCATCTCGACCATCTCGACCATTATCACCTCTAGCACCATCTCGACCATCAGCACCTCTAGCACCATCAGCACCTTTAATCTGACTCCATACATATTCACTTGGGTCTGCTGGAGCTATTTGACTTTCCCCGGTATAAATACCCATATATTTTGAGTTTGACTCAAAATTCATATCACGACCATCCGGGTTATTTGAATAAGCTATGTGAACATAAGTGTTAACACCATCATCACCTTTTACCTTTAACCATCTGTAATCACGAGGGTTTTGGCTTGGAAGTGGGTCAGCACTTGTGTAAGTACCGATATATTCACGGTCGGCACTATCTCCAGTATCAAATCTAACTGAACCATCTTCACTATCTGCATAAGCCACGTGCATATAACTACTAACACCAGTATCACCTTGAATTTTTACCCATTTATAGCCTTCTTTAGTCATTGGAACAGCTGGACTATCACTTATATGTATTCCAATGTACGACATACCTTGTGAATTTTCGGTACTAAAACCAACACCTTGTGGGTTATTAGCATATGCTACATGCATATAAGAGCTTTCGCCCCTTAACTCATCTTTCTTGCTCTCAAAGACCTTTGTAGCAACCTCTTGACTGACTTTCCTAATACCATCGGCATCTATCTTTAAGTCATTCACGATAGCTTTAACGCCCTCAGCTGTTACAAAATCTTTTCTAATACTACTGTGAATAGCATCTTTCATTTTTGTAAAGATATTTTGAGTTGTTACTTCTCCAGCCTCAAATTCTTGTCGAAATGTCTCGTTCGACACTATCTCATTGATAAATGCCTTATCTATTACCGCATTTTTGATTTTTGCAAAGTTTAAGCGAGCTTGAATCGCATCTATCATTTCAGCCTCAGTAATTATAGTTTTCAATTTGCCAATATCTGCTTCAACTGCTGCAAATATCTTTGAACGTACCTCCTCAGGTACAGCACTATCTTTATCAAAGAACGCTTTTTTGACTTCTAAATTGGCTTTAGACGCTTCCTCTAAGTCTTTCATCTTAGTCTCTAAGTCAGCTTTGTCTTTCTTCAAAATACCCGCTAAATTCTTTTGAATTTTAAAGGCATCTACAGATGTTTCAATTTTTTCATTGACAGCATCCCTAACCATATTAGCCACAGCTGTACCAAAGCTAGGTTGTATAGCACCAAATCCTATTGTTTTTAATTTCTTACGCATTGGAGAGTATGTATATTTTGTGATTTTCTTCTTAACATCCAACCCAAAACTTTCATGAAATACCGTTACTGTATCGAATATCTTAACTGGTACATCAGGCTTACCAATAACCTCTATTTCAATATTATCTTCGATTAAATCACATAACGTGTTTTTAAAGTACTGTTGACCATATTTTACTAGCCCTTGTAAATCTACTACATCCTGATCATTTACTTCTAAATTACCCTCATATATGTATTTATATTTCTCAATCAACGGACTATCGACCGTTGCTTTTATAACTCTTTCTTCGCCACCTTCAGCCTCAGCTGGAATTGTCTTTGTGAAATGAATTCGAGTTCTTAAGTCTTTAATTGATTTCTTTTGTTGATACCCTTTTAGGTTCTTTTTATACATAAATAGAGCGTCTTTTTCAGTGCCGCCATTACTTTGCAATTTAATTCGATATTTATCACGAATTAAATCACCACCCCATTGACCCATTATCGAATGTGCATCCTTAAATAAAGCCTCTGCGGCAGTTACGTTCTTAACATTGAAAGTATGTAATGAAGATATATCTGCTGAAAAGATGAAATCATGAGGTCTAATTATTGACCTTGCTAATTGCTCCATTACCCTTGTTCCATTAGCGTTTTTAACACTAATTTCAGTTATCGCATAATTATTCAACAATGTAGCTACTTGGTTGGCATAAACAGTAATATAAGTGTGTTGGCGCTCAACCTCAAATATCACAAATTCTTGCTCACCGTGTAAATCATCAGCGACTAATAGCGTTTCTTCCTTCAATGATTTCCATAAAGGGTCTTTGACGGGAAACTTAAAACTTAATTGATAAGTACTATTACCCTCATGCACTATTTCATCACTATATACTGAGTTAAGAGGGGTTAACCCCTCCTTTAGATAAATCACACACGCCACCTCCAGTTCCCATAAATCTTAACTTTCGTAACACTTCCTATTGTTCGAACACCTTGAGTACCAGGTTGAATTTCGAAGAAACCACCACGTACCCTCCATGAGTTCTTAGGATATCCGTTATTATCGTATATATTTTGCTTTTTATGTCTACAGTCGATTTTAACTTTATTACCAGTTATGTTAAGTACCATTACTTGGTCGCCTATTGTTAGTGTTACATCCCCAGTACCCTCAATTTCAATTATTGGCTCTGAAAACACATCACCTATATTTTCAATGCTTCCATTTGCACCTAAAGTTACAACACCTGAATCTAAAGCATATCTAAATGGGTCGAACATTAATTTAATAGTAACTAACCATCTAGATTTGCCTTGCCTTGCATACTTCATTTCAACGAAATCAGCAATATATTTAGAGTTTGATATATAATCAAACTCCAAAATATTGTCAAAATCATTAAATGCTGACCTCAATTTCGAAATCTTGTCAAATTCTTTTACTGAAAATACAAGCTCTCTTTCAGCACTTTCGTAACCTTCATCATGAACGACATAGCTACCATTTGCACCATGTATATTAACTGTTTCGACAACCCTCTTTTTAGCCGTTTGGATATCGCCCATATCAGTTAATAGATAGTCATCTGAATTAAATTCAATTCCATTTATTTTTAACATTTTAGATACCCTCCCTTCTTACAAAAGTCATTTGTCTATCATATGAGTTCTTAGCTAAGACCTCACCATCAAGGTAAGTATTATTATCTTTGTTGGAGATTTTCTCTAATAAACCTTGTACTACATTCAATGCGTTAATAACTTCACTATTTTTATCTTCCATTGAAAAATCAGCCATACCAAAGGCATCCATACTTAAATCTCTCGATACTATACTACCAAGCTCAATGTCAGTCATTTCTTGAGTAAACTCTTTATTGATTTCATCAGCCATACCACTGATTGTATTTTTTACTACTTTGAATTTATCGTTCAGCCCTTTATCAAGACTTTCCATAATAGCATTACCAGCAGGTATTAACAGTTTACGGTCATATTCAATCGGTCCTTTATGGTCGCGAATCCATGTAGCAATACCACCTATAAACTCTTTAACGTTATCATAAGCTCGTTTTAAACCATTTAAGAAACCAGTAATGATTTCCCAGCCGGCATCCCAAAGGTTAATATCTTTTAAGCCAAAAAAGAACTCTTTTACTCTTTCAACAGCTCTACTAACGCCTTCTTTTAAATCTTCCCAAGCCTTTTCAGCTCCTTTAACAATACCGTTAACTAAATCACTTACTGTTTCTTTGATACGCTCCCAGCCACTTCTAACAGCCTCCTTAATCGACTCCCAAAGCCTAGATAAGAATGCACTAAAATCGTTGAAAATGTTAGTTGCTGTTTCTACAATACTATTGAACGTAGTTGAGAAAAACTCTTTTACGCTGTTCCATACCGTTTCTACAGTTGATTTAATACTATCCCAAGTTGTGCTAAAGAACTCTTTTACGCTGTTCCACACCGTTTCAACTGTTGTCTTAATTCCTTCCCAAAGGGTACTGAAAAACTCCTTAATTCCATTCCAAACGGTTTCGACAGTTGTTTTT